TGTCTTTAGTGAACCACCAGCAAGATTACCCTTACTAAATGTATTCTCTTGTAGACTTAAAAACTTCTTCAACAAACCAGAGTCAACTTTTCTAAATGTCTTACCAGCATTTGATAGAGATGCAGTAACAGCATCTGTCTCTGTTTGTGTCATTGTTGCCTTACCAGCAACATCTTTGTAAGTTGCATCATCCATCCAAATATCAGATGTTTGAGTCATCCCACTAATATTTGCACCAAAAGATGCTTGCATAGATTGTAGTTCATCACCAGTGTATGTGGTGTGCCACACTACACCAATCTTTGCCTTATTCATTTGTTTACCAAGGTCACTGTCAACTGGAACTGCATATACAATTGTGTTTGGTTGGAATGTATAATAAGAAGTTCCATCAATCTTTTCAGTTTCCAAATTAGTAAACATCAAGTCACCTTGTAGAACACCTTTGATTCCCAACTTAGGAAAATACTTGAGTGCAACTTTAAACTTTGTGTTTAAGTCACCAGAAGTATCTGCATCAATGTCTGCATTAGACTTATATAATTTTGGACTTACGTTAAATACCGATTTCTTTGCAACGAAAAACTTGCCGTCTGAAGGGTCAATCCCAGCAAATATTGCCGGAGCACCGTCCCATTTTACGGTCATATTAATTGAGGAACGAGATGCACCAGCGAGCATGTCACGCAAAGACCGAACAAAGTTAATTGAGGCACGACCACCATCCACTCCATAGTTAAGGATTTCATCCTCAATATGTTCCAAGTGGAGGTTCTTTCCTCCCTTATCCTCTGTCAGAAAATCGTTAAACTTCAACATTAAACAAAACCTTCAAGTTCTTTAGGCATAGATGCTTTTACCTTGTCAACCTTAATATTAAGAAAACCAAATAGTGCTTCATACATTTTAGAACCCATGTTCTTAATTTTATCAAATACTACTTTAACTCTTTCCATAATTCTTGTCAACAAATTTCCAAACCACATCTTAACATCTTTACCCATCTTTTTTAACTTACCAAATGCTTTCTTTACAATTGCAAATTCGTCTAGTTGATATCTGTCTTCTACCAACATATTGCAAATCTTATCATTCATAATTTCTTCTCTGATAATACCAGCAAGAGTTGGTGTCTCATCAAATGATTTTCTATCTTCTGCAAGTCCAAGTCTCAGTGTAGAATATGGATTACCACCACCAGACTTGTATGCAGCATATACTTTTACTTTAGATGAAATACTAACAACCTTAGAACCAACACTTGGAGTATCTGTTAGTCCAGAAGACTTACCATCAGCAGTCACCTCAATAAACTTTGAAACTGTTCCTTTGTCTGCATTGAATTCCATACAAACAGATGCTGCAGCCTGTTTCAAAGAGAACTTCTTATAACCAGACATTGCCTCATAAGTATACCACTTTAGGAACTCTGGTTGTTTTTCAAAGTTCATATGTTTTTTTAATTCTTTGTTTAGTTCAGTGTGGAACGCTTGTGTCTCTGTGAACTGTGCAACTGCCTTTACTTGTTCTGGTGATAACTCACCTTTACTTTTCTTTGACAATTTATCCAGTTCGCCAACGGTATGTTTTGTTGCAACCTTTTGGAAACCTTCCTCAATCATCTTGAGAATCTTTTCCATTTCTGGGGTTACACCCTTTGCACCCAAATATTCAAGTGCAGCATTATATGTTGCAACAGTCTCACCCTTTGCACCAGATGCTAACTGAGAACCACCTGCCTTTTTGAGTGATATGTTATAAGAACTATTAAACATATCAGTCTTAGGAGTTCCATCAGTTCCACCATGTGAAATCCAGAAATTAGATAAGTTTGCTTTTGACTTGCCTTTACCAAACTGTTGCATAGGAGATTTACCAATCTGATTGATAAATGCTTGTGCAAGTTTTTCACCAGTATCATTATGCCAGTCATCAAACTTTTCTGCTTCTGAATCTGCATCAGAATCATATCCCTCATTACCAGAAAGTCTATTGTAATGAGACGTAATAATGTTTTCCCAATCTGCACCAGATGCCACACCAGCACCTTGTGTTGAGAAACCATTTGCAATTTTGTCGATGGATAGTTTGGTTAGGGATGTCCCATAAGTTCTTGTTAGAACATCTTGGAACTGCTTATTATTCTCTGCATCATTACGATTCAGAAAACCAATAAGTTCCGAATTTGGGTCAACAGGGGGAAGTTTCTTACCACTTGTATCAACAAGTTCTCCCTTTATTGCCTTATCTATGAATGATACTTTGTTATTTCTCTTGAATACATCGGCATAACCCATTGCACCTTCAGATAACAAAGTATGTTTAAAACTCTGCATTTTGCACCTTTTCCATTCAAACAAATATAATTACACATCTATTTATAAAGAAAAGGACTTAGAACTTAATATCGTTGAACTTGTCGTATTTCTGATTCTGTCCTTTATCAAATAAAGGTGTGTCATCTTGTCCACTATCAACCAAGTCATCTTGTGCTTCTTGTTCACAATCATATAACTTCATCTTTGCTCGGTCAATACCAACCACAAACCTCTTGTTCAAGCCTGGGTCATTATAACGATTTTTAAGTTGCTTGACCATAATCTGATTGAGTTTTTCCAGTTCTTCAGTAGAAATCAAAGCAAACATTAGGTCAGCAGTAGCTGGTAGACCAAACGATTCACTTGTGTCTTCTAGTCCAACATCAGAGTTTGCATAACCACCACGAGTTGTTTGTGTTGCAGAAACAATTGGTAGATTCATTTCTACTGCAAGTCCACGCAACTCCTCTGCGATTGCCTTGATATAGAAATAAGAACCAACGTTTGCATTACCTTTAAATCGTGAACTAGAACAGATATTCAAGTAATCAATGAAAATGATATCTGGTTTGAAAGATTTCTTCAGTGCAAGTTCTTTAATCAATGCACGAAAGTGTCCACTATGAGCAGATGCAGTTGGATATTCTTTGATGATAAGTTTACCATTTGTTTTAGATTGAATCTTAGATAGTCTGTCAGTGAACATCTTCTTAGGAAGATTATGTAAATCATCCATAGTGATGTTCATTAGATTCGCATCAATACGTTCTGCAATTCTTTCTTCTGCCATCTCCATAGTAATATAGAGAACATTCTTACCTTGCATAAGTGTGGATGCTGCCATGTGACACATGAATAGTGATTTACCAACACCAGTTCCAGCAAGTGCAATATTCAGAGTTTTCTGTGGAAGACCACCTTTGGTAATCTTGTTGAAATACTCCAAATCAAATTCAAGTTTCTCTTCTTTACGATGATAGAACTCATATCGTTCTTCAGCATTTTCTACATAGTCGTGTCCAACATGAGAATCAAATGCAACTGCAAGTGCCTCAGTTAGAATACTAGGGATTGCTTCTGGAGTGTGTTGTTTATCTTTACCATCAATAATCTGAATACCAGACAAGATAGCATTATAAACTGCTTTATCTTTACAAAACTTTTCAGTGGTATCAACCAACCACTGCATATCAACTTGAGCATCCTGTAAGGTTTCAATAATTTCTAGAACCTTTTTGAATCCTTCATCAGTTAAATCTTTACGTCCATCCAGTTCAATTGAAAGAGATTGTTTTGTTGGTTGTGTGTTATATTTTTCTACGAACTTGTTAATCTCTTCAAAGACAACACGTTCATGTGGGTCAGCATAATATTCTGGTTTTAAAAACGGTAGAACCTTACGAGCAAATGGTTCTGTAAAAACTAGATTACTGAGTATCGTTCTTTCTATCGTCTGCATTGACATACTGTAAACTGTCTCCATTTAATTGTTGTTGCATAATATCTTCTAAGATTTTTCCAATCAAATCGAAAAAATCATCACCAAATCTTTCTTTAGGCAATCCATTAGAGTCTAACATATCCCACTCAAATTGTAAAGTGGCTTTTGTTTTTTCTTCGTTTTCTACGATAGAAACCTTACCATACTTATAAACCACTCCTTGGTATTGTCCTGCCTCTTGGGTTAATCCAATCCCTGTCCAAGTCTTATCTTTATTTTCTACAAAGGTATATAATTTACTAATATCAGACATAGTGTAAATAACTTCCTATAATATACTTCGGTTTATCAATTGGTTTTCTCCCAGCATGTAGATGTGTCCACATTGGAGGGAACATTAACATACGTCCTGCTTTTGGGGGAACTGATATATTCATCTGTGGAAAGTCTGTGTGTCCACCTTCATTATCATCTAGGTATAAAAAGAATACCAGAAACCGTCTTGCACTATCTATGTTTCCAACATCAACATGGTCATTGAATTCATCTTTGTCGTTAGGAAGATATCTCTTCATCCTAAACATTTCATATGAATATTGTTGTGGGAACATCTTATCAGTGATATTACAATCTTCCATGTAACGACTGATATACATGTCGAAAACCTCTTGAAGAGCATTCCCAAAAGGTCTAAGTTCTGTGTGTTGTTGTAATGTAATTTGTTTGAATGAACGATGCCCTTCCAGATTTATCTCCTCATGGAATTGAGGAGATTCTTCAAACATTGCAATAAGTTGTTTACAAAAGTCTGGACTGATTACATCTTCATATACACGAATAAAATCATTCATCAACTTCTTCGTTCTCTATTTCTGCTACCTTGTGATTACCATACTTAAACTCTTGTGATGCTGCATCATCAAGTAGTTTCATAATCTCTGGAGTATAGAACTTCTCTGGGTCATTATTGATTGTCTTACCAAATGTCTTTGTTCCATCAGGCAACTCAATACGAGTAGATACAGATTTGAAGATACCGTATTTCAGTGCAAGTTCAAGCAAACCATAGTAACGGTCAAGTCCACGTTCATACATCAGACGAACATCAACCATCTTGTTTTCAATAGTCAAACGAGACTTTGCATTCTTACAGTGAATGATGTTACCAACAACTTCAGTTCCATCTTTCTCTTTCTTCTTAGAAAGATATACAATAGATGATGCTGCATACTTCAATCCAGAACCACCACCCATTTCTTTAGTAGGGAACATAGAACCAACAACATCATATGTGTGGTTAGTCACAATCATTGGAACCTTTGCTTTACCAAGTTTCAAAGTCAACACTCTAAATGCTGCTTTCAGAACTTGAGCACGAGTCATGTCACGAGTTTCTTTACCTTCACTTGTATCTTCTACTTCTTTCGTTGTAGATAACATACCAAGTGAATCCAAACACAACATCAGAGGTTTACGTTCACCTTCTGAAGTTTCCATGTATTTGTCAAGAACTTTGATTGCTTGTGTTCTAAACTCTTGAACTGTTGTAACAGGCATAATGACCATACGAGTAGGGTCAATACCTCTATCAATAACCATCTGTTTTGTGATTGCAGATTCAGACTCAAAATACAACACACCAGCTTCTGGGTTTGCATCAAGGAATGACTTCACCATACCCATCACAAAGAAGGTTTTACCTGTTGCAGATTCACCAGCAACAGCAGTGATTTTATTTGAAGGTAGACCACCATGAATACTACCAGACAATAATGCGTTGAAGATATACGAACCAGTATCAATAAAGGAATCTACATCCCCTGCTTCAACACCATCTGATACTAGTGCAGCATATTCGTTGCCTGCTGTCTTGGCAATATCTTTCAGAAAGTCCATAAATTAAATATCTCCTTCTTTCCTGTTATTAGAACGAAATGCGTCAAATCCGTTTGGATATCTTGACTCAAGTTTTTCGGTGTTCATGTAAATGATTTCTTCAAAAGAAGAATCCAATGCAATACATGCTTGTGCAATATACCACATTACATCACCTAGTTCACGTTTCATGTGGAAGATTGTATGTTCATCCATAGGTTTCCCTTGGAAAATACATTTCTTCACAATTTCTGTAAATTCACCCCCCTCGGCACTGATACCCAATGCTGCGGTGATAAGTCGTTCTGGTGCGACCTTTCCATCAGTCATCTCATCAATAATATCTAGGGAGTCTGAAAATGCTTGTGGGTCTTTCGATTCGTCACTTGTTACCTCATCTACGAAACGAGTGTAATCCACTAGAAGTTCTTCATCATTCATTGGTTCTATCCTATACTTGGGTTAAGGTTTAGTTAATATACCAAACAAATTGGCATTTGTCAAGAGATTTTACTCTACCCAACAATATTTTGGTTCAGAAGAATTAACATCATATATGTTAGGGTGATTCATAAGAGCCCTTCGATATGGTGTCCATTTAATCCCTCTTCCCCATCCTAATTTATCAATGAGTTCTTCTTTGGAAATACTTCCAGCAGACTTTACCCATTGACAAATATCTTGAAACTTCTCACTCTCACCAATCTGGTGAGACTGTTCTAACAACAAGTTTATGTAGTCAGACATTTCATTCATTTTGTTTTTGTATATTAACGACTCACGAATACAGTCAAGTGCTTGTTCTGCTTGTTCGTTTCTGTATTGTGGGTCATCCAAGTAATTGTTTAGAAGTGTTAGTGCAATATCATCATTCTCAAAGAAGTCACCCTTTGGATTTAGTTCATGATAATATGTGTCATCATACATCACATAAGGAACACCATTCATCATTCCATCTGTGGTTGCAACACTCCATCCCCCATAAGTTTGTTTAGGGGAGAACCCAACGTAACACTTTTGAAGTTGTTTGTAATACCATTGTTTATCACCTTTTGTTGTGACAACATAATCACGGTTAGGTTTCTCTAACAATGGAATCCATACTTTAAAGTCTTTTCTAATATCCCACAACTTATCCATCACTGCAATAAATTCTTTGAAGTGTTTATAAGTGTCTGGTCTATGATTAAAGACAATAATCTTTTCTGGTGTTTCGTTTATTTCGTTTATAATATCTCCTTCATTCACACCTAAGTGTTGAACGGTTAAGATATCATTTAGTTTAGAAACAGTCTTATCATTGAATGTTTCTTTTGCTTGATTCAACACCAAGTCCTTTTGATGTTGAGTGTTAAGATAACATCTTTCATATTCCAACAGTCCAGTAATGTTCTGTAGGAAACTATCCTTAGGCCATGCGACAACATCCTTCACATCGAACCAATGACAATAACCAAAGAATGGAGGCATATGATGTGTCACATTATATAGAGTATTCTTCAGAGCATGAGCATGTTCTGGTAGATGTGTCATCACCAAATCAAAGTCAAGTTTTCTTCCCAACATCTTCTGCAAATTTAATACGTCAAAATGTGAACGCATTGTTGGAGGATATGTTGGCAAGTCAATATACATTTGTTCTACATTGTCAAACTGTAAAGATGGAGTTGGTTCTGTCAAAATCAGATAGAACCACAAGTCATCACGAATCTCATTTAGAAGTTTAATTTGATTCTTGATAACTTGAATATAACTGTCCTTCTCCAAATCTTGTTGGAAAGTTACGTTTGGATATACCAAAATACGAACAGTCTTTTGTGTCTTACGTTCTTTTCCAATTGTAAATAGGTTCATCGTATAATATCAATCTTGTTCATAGTGTCTTGATTCCAGACTTCTAGTTCTTTACGAACCTTACCTTCTGTTATCATCTTCTCATAACGTTTAGTTGCAAGTTTCTTCCACCATGCAATCACGTTCTCTAATTCAAATCGGTCAAAGTTTTCTGCCTTGATTAGTTTGTCTGTCTTACCCAACAAAACATCTTTTGTGTTTGTGTAACCATACTCACCCATGTAAAATCTTTTCTGAGTGGTAACATCTCCTGCTCTTGCAATCTCTTTTGTAAACAACTCATATGCTTTTGTGTCGTGTTCTTTTAAAGATGCCTTAATAATACCAACCATCTTTGTTTGAGTCTTCAGTTTACGAGATGATGCTGCCTTGTGTATCAAGTCCTCACCACCATTCTTCTCTGTAAACCAATCACGCATTTCAAAATAGATATCTTCACCTAGTGTCAATAGAAACTTAGATTCAGTATCTCCTTTGTATCGTAAATATGGACGCATACCAT